CTTCTGGAAATTAGTTCCAGTTTTCTCACGCTGGTTTATTGGTAGTTCAGCGCCCGTGAATTTCTTATGGTCGAGTTTTTGTAGCAACGCATATGGTTTCTGCAAGCGCTTAGTATTAGTTCAACGTCGATATCTTGATAACACTAAGTCTCTCGAAGCCATAAAGGGTATAGCTCCAATTTTACTAGCTATAGACGAATTCCTGGAATATTTTCAACCTGAATTGAGATCTTCGAAACCGGTGTGGGCTCCCGTTATGGACAAGGTACCAGTACCACGGTGTGATGAACTAGGAGTAGTGATTAATGAGACCGCTCGCTTTGACAATCCAGGGTATGAGCGGACTTTGTCTCACTACGTCGCTGCTCTGAATGATTATCGACCAGCTCATATGAAGTGGAAAGGGGACAAGTTGTCAATTAATGAATTTACGCGAGAAGTCAATAGGAATCCTCATATTGACCTGGTTTTAAAGCAACGATATGCTGCACATGACGTAGTTGAAGCTATAGACGGCCAGGTTCTCGCCTGTAAGGAAGTCATGATTGCTACGTTGGCCCGCTATGTTGAATCGAATGTGATAGATGCCCTTCTGGATCACCAAAAGGACGAGGTTGCTAGGTCGATAGTAAATGCTAATCCTGAATTGTATCTAAATGCACGCTTGGCTTCTCCGAAAAGGCTATTGAACCACTGGATGAAACATCCATCCTACTCGGCTGGTTTACCCTTCATAGGAAAAGGGAGTACCTATCGTGACAGGAAATCGGTCAAATCTGCAGGATGGTTTAAGGCTTTAGAGAAGATGGCTGTTTTACCATTGGTAACTGGTGTGTGGTTCCCTTCAATAGCTCATGCGTTTAGTAAAAGTCAAGTGATTGAAGCATCAAAGCTTAGGGCAAATCCAGCGAAGCTCCGATCCGTTACGGCCACTTCAATTATTACTAATCTTCAGAAAGGTGTGCTGAATTTTGATGTTAATAACCGCCACGATTTTGTTGCTGCACCAGGGAAGCCGGGAATTCCTCTAACTGGATACCATCTTGGTAAACAGTTTGAAGCCCTTGACAGATATAAGTATAAAGCTTCTGCCGACATCACCGCTATGGATTCAAATCTCAGTTCACTCGTGTTTGAGATTCAAGCGCGGATTCGTAAAATCGGGTATGAATCGACACCTTTCGCTTCAGAATTATCGAACCACATCGATGCTATGATGTTAAGTACGCAACAGGGTTATATTGTTAATCTGATATCGACTCCAGCATCAGAGGCCTATGCGTCACTTGATAAGGACAGTAAAGGTTTTTGGGATTCTATACCTGAAGAGTCATGGGATTTGGTTAGATCACTTGCAAATGATGCTAAAGCCAACGTATATAATAGTGCTCCAGGTGGTGTTATTTCAAAGTTGCGAGGTGGTTATACGGGCGATTCAGATACAACATGGACAAATACTGTAGGGCTACAGATAATCCTTTTCTGCGTCTTCAATGATGTTTTTGGCATCCCTTTCGATAAAATACTAGATGAAGTTTTTCTA